ACTGTGTAATCACCAGTTCCGTTATCTGTAATACTACTAACGTTATAAGATGCTCTAATAGCTACAACTCCCGTACCATTAAAGTTTACCCATGCACGACACAACCTAGTAGCTATATCAGCCCCACCTATATTCGGGATAGCACCTGAACTGGTCTCAAAGTTATCGGATACTACTGAGCTAGCCATTATGCTTTCACCACCCAGTCAGCTACATCTGTCTCTTCCCAAGCATCTCTAAATGTTCTGTCAGAGGGTACATCAGCAGTGTCTACAATCCTGTACTTAGAGCCTACTGGTATATCCTTGATGCAGAACGCAGCCGTGTGTTGTGGAGAGGGAACGATGACTCCAATAGAAGCCCCGTTGTCGTTTGTAATTAAAATTCTTTGCGTCATTTTGTTTTCCTTTAACTTGAATATATCTGCACATTAACAATAGACTGGTCTTGAATAAGGGCGGAAGCTGGGTAGCCGACACCTATTCTTAAACTTGAAGTTGTGTAGACAGCGTTGTTTGCGCCTCGCTTCCAAGCCCCGTAAGCATAGCCATCTGTCTGCCCCGCAGTGCCTATATCGGTAGCCGCCAACGATGCACTATAATTAGCATCTGGCATAGCCGTAGTAAACGAAATAGTATAATTACCTGTGCCATTATCGGTAATTGAGCTTACGTTATAACTATCTCGAATAGCTACAGTGCTTGTACCATTAAAGTTTACCCATGCTTTACAAACCTGTGTTGAGTTAGTGTCTACAAGCTCATCTGTGTTTAAAGTCACAGCCCCTTTTGATAGTGTGTCTACTACTAAATTAGAAGCCATTATGCTACCTCTCTATTTGCTTTCATTAGATTACAATCCATCTGCCGTCAACCGTCACGGTATAAGTATCAGCAATTGCAATGTCACCAATAGACATACCATTCGTACCTGACGGTATTGTTATATTTTCACTAATAGTCTGTGCGTTTGTTCTTATAATGCTATTAGTACCAAGGCTAGGACCACCTGCAGCAGATAAGTCTGCAATAGACTGAGCTGTAACGGTTTTAAGATTACTTGAATCACTTGCATCTTGTACAAGAACTTTATCTGTAGTTGCAACAGTAACTGCTGTTAAAGTTGCCCCACTTAACGTTGCTTGTGCTGTTTGCCAAGATGCAGTTGAGCCGTTAGTCTGCAAATACTTACCTGAGTTCCCTGATTGTGATGGGAAGGTATCTCCATCAGCTCCATCATCTCCATCAGCTCCAGCAGCTCCTGTAGCTCCTGTAGCTCCTGTAGGTCCTGTAGACCCTGTAGGGCCAGCTACTGTTGAATCAGCTCCAGCAGCTCCAGCAGCTCCTGTAGCTCCTGTAGACCCTGTAGACCCTGCAGGTCCAGCCACTGTTGAAGCAGCCCCTGTAGGTCCTGTAGCACCTGTAGCTCCTGTTGCTCCTGTTGCCCCTGTAGCACCTGTAGCACCTGTAGCACCTGTAGGAAGTCCTAAACTTAGAACCCCTGTACCTGAATTGTAGCTAGAGGTAGAAGAACCTCCAGCAGCTACCGTAGTGGTTGCTGTGGTTAAGGCTGTTAGTTCAGCAGCACTTGCTGCTGCATTCGTAGCAGAGGTACTTGCTTCACTTGCTTTAGTTGTTGCTGTACTTGCGGAATCACTTGCACTTGTTTCTGAGACTAATGCTTCATCTCTATACCTTTTAGCATCTGCTGAAAAACCAGCTACTTCATCCCGCGTTACATCTGTGGATGAGTCACCAGACCCACCAGAACCTCTATAAATTGCCATGTATATGTAACCTTATTTTTGAAGTTGTTAAAGATATAAAGATGAAGCAGGTAGGTTTCCCCACCCACTCCAAGCTAACTAAATGTTACTTAGTTAGGCACTGCAATAACTAAACCAGACTCTGGTCTAAGAACTGCTGTACCATAAAGAGTATCAGAAGTAAATAGATTTGCTAACCACTCTTGTTTGTACTGAGTTTGTGAACGAACACCCAATTGCTCTGCTAACACTAGAGCATCTTTGTGACCTAAAACAGCACCACGAGTATCTACAGCAGAAGCTGAGTTATCAGCAGCAGTTTCTACTACAGGACAGTTGCTTGATACATATACATCAACACCGTATAGTGAACCAATTTTACCATTCTGAACGCCACGACCATCTACAAAATCACTAGATTGATAACGGTCAATACCCATGATAGTGTTACGTACTGATGGTGGGATAACTAAGAAACGACCGTCCATAGGTGTATCATTGTCATCTAACTGTTGGATAGCACCACGTAGGGCTAAGTCAGTGAATACATCAGTAGCAGCTACAGTATCGACTGCATAAGCAGCAAGACCATTAGCAGCATCAACATAGAAAGAGTTGTTATGAACATAGCTTGAGCCATCGCCATTACCAAAAGATTTACTTAAGTCAAACAAATCAGTATCGACTTGTTTAGCTAGGGCATAGCCAGCATCATCTGTGTAGAATTTACGTAGTGATGCAAGAGCTTGAGTCTCTGCAATGTCTTCAATCAAACGAGAGTACTCGTAATGTTTATTGACAGTTACAGTAACTTCAGATTCTGTAGCAGCGATTAGTGATACTTGTGTAGATGCTGCTTTTGCAGAAGCTGCGCCACGAGTTGGTTTAGGGATGTGTAATGTATCACCCTTTTTACCAGTCATAGGCATGCGGTTAACGAGGTTAGCTAAAATTAAGTTTGATTTATAGGCTGCTACAATCTCATCACTCCACAGTTCTGGGATGAAGGTTGCTGCAGTTGTTGTTGTTACGTGTGCTGTTCCTAGTGCCATTTTAAAATACCTTTATAATTAAGAAGTTGTGTTACTTTACCCTTTTCTCAGCGTATGCTTTTGTTATCTCATCGGATAACTCAAGATACCGAGCAGGGTCATTTTGCATTAAATTAATAATATCAGAACGTCTGTACAGTTTCCTTGATTTGGTCTCACCTGAGCCAGTAGCAGAACCTGTGGAAGCAGCCTTACGCTGTTGTTTCCTATTGGTATCTTCATTTTGGGTAGAGTCTTTTATAACTTTTTGTCTCTCTTTCCAATTTGATAAGAGTTCATTAGCAGAATCATAATCAAAGCCTGAGTGCGCTCTTTCAAATAACTCTAGTCTAACTTTTGAGTCCTTAACCCAACTAACAAAGGCTTCATTATTTACTACTTCTAAATAATCAGGATGATTATCAGTAAGTTTAGTAGTAATGTCCTGTTGTTTTAGGGCTTGCTTAATTTCCTTCAGCTCTTTTGCTTGCTCGCTGTTTTCAATTGAGCGTTGGATATACTCTTCTGGTTTGTCAAATAAATCTAAATCTTCTTGCTTAGGTTTGCTTTCCTTGTTCTTGTGGGTTGTTGCTGCAAGTCCGTCCTTTACATATTTGTCAATAACACTACGTAAGTCACCTAACTCATTACCCTGTCTGCTGATATGTTTCTCAGCTTCTTGGTGCATCTTAATAACATCAGGAATAGATTTACCTGAGTACTTCTGCAAAGCTGGGTCTGGTGCTTCTTCTTCTTCTGAAACCTCTTCATCTACTTCAGGAGAATTGTCTGCTTCTAGTGCAGAGCCTCCTTCCATATCTTCAAATGATTCCTTAGTGCTACTAACCTCTTCTGTTTCAAGGTCTGCTTCTTGCTCTTCAACTAAAAATTTTGCTGCCATTGTATTAACTCCGTACTTATAAAAGTATTATGGATTATTGTGATTGTGAAGAGTTCTCATGTTTCCTTGCCCACCTAATAGATTCCCCAGGAAAATTCCCAGAGATAGCATCTAATTTACAAGCAACAGGAGAAATTATCTTCACAGCTTCTTTCCCACAAACCTCACATTCTACAGACTCTATTGCTGTGTCTATAAAACGCTCCGTTGTGTGGCCTTCTTTGCATTTAAAATCAAACATTCTACGAGGCAAAATTATTCTCCTGTTCTTCAGAGATTATCTGGTCGTAAGCAGCTCGAGTATTAAACTCAAAGTTCAAGATGTTCTTCAGAATGAAAAGTTGTCCTTGCACATGTCGCAAGTGTTTCTCATCTTCCAAACCCTCTATACTGAACCCTTCTAAGTTTTCTTTGATAGTGGCTGTAAATTGCTCCCAGCCATCTGTACCAAACAAATCAAAAAAGGTTTCATAGTATTTTTCGTCTTCTAGAATCATTTATGTATGTTTACTTTCTGCCCATCATCTGCATTTGTGCAATAACTTCATTGGACTCTACATCTGCGGCTTTAATGAGGTTGCCCTCTTCTTTAATTTTAAGTTCAGCAATCTTAACAGCTTTCTCAAAGTCATCTACAGGAGTATTCTTAGACATGGCAGCGATACGTCTTGTCTCTTCCTCGAAAGGTAAGAGCTGAGTCTCAACGTTATTCTGTTGTACTCTTGATTGAATCTCTGCTGCTTCTATCTGAAGTTTCTGTACTTGAGCTTGTGCTAGTTGTAGCTGAAGCATTAACTGTTGTTGTTGTGCTTGCTGCTGTTGTTGAGCTTCTTGTTGTTTCTCAGGAGTATCTGCATTAGCTGCTCTAATAGTAGCCAAGATAGATTCTCTGTTTGTAAGGTTCATAGACTCTACAATAGACTCTACTAACATTGGATACATTGGAGAATCCGCAGGCATAGTCTGTAGCAACTGTACTAGCTGTGTGACCTCATATTCTCTAGCAATAATACCTAAAGAGTTAGATGCAACAAATTTGTAGTCCTGTACTGGATAAGTCTCAGGGTCAAACTGCATGTACCTGTAAATTGCTTTATGGATAAACGGTACTAGGAAGTTCTCTTGGAAGTTTAAGAGAGTTCTCTTATGCCGCTTGATAACAGCACCTAATGCCATTGAGATACCAGAAGCAGTTGCCTCTCCACTCAACGCACCTTGGAAGCCTACAGTATCTACAGCACCTGTTGCTTGCTGTACCATGTTCTGTAGCTGTTGTCCTTGTGCAAAAGTAATCTGGTCCACTGCACCAAACTTAAATGGTTGTAGAATCTCTGAGGGATTACCGTTAGTAAGGAATGTCTTACCCGGTTTAATATCGAACTTAGCACCTCTAGGCATACGAGAAGCATCAATAGCCATCATAGGATGTACTGTAAGTGCTAGGGCATCAATACGCGCTCTAAGCTCTGTATCTAGTGCTTTCTGGCTGTTATAGCCCTTCTCACAGACACCACGACCCCAGAACTTACTAGGTACTGTATCCCATTGGAATGCTACGATAGGTCTATCCTGCATCATAAACGGGTTAGCTTCTACTTTTAAGATAGTTTCCCCGTTAGCAATAATAACAATAGCTTCTATATAAGAGTCATCGTTACTAACCTCATCAGGGAATAGGGATTCTAACTCACCCTCTTCTTCTTCATTCTCCATCTCAGCTTCAAATAAACTTTTAGGCACTAGTCCGTAGTACTTAGTAAGGCGTACCCTGTTGTCATCTTGGTAGCTTGTGTCCTGGTCTGGTTCTAGTTTGTCATCTGTAGGAGCTCTGTCAATCTCTACATCTCTGTAGATACCATTATCAATATCAATCTGTACTTGATGTGCAGGTACAAACATGTCTGTAGCACAGCCAAGTGCCTCTTCAATGCTTGATGCTACTGGGTCAATCAAGAAGTTCTGAGGAAGGATAGGTCTTATCTTAACGATAAACCTTTCTTTTTTATTTACACCTACAGCTTGCATTGCACCATCCATCACTGGCTGGCTAGCAGGTGTATACTCTATAACATCATCTAAGTAGACTTCACCAATGCCTGTACCATAGACAGCACTGTTGATTAATACTTCGCTGATGGAGCTCCTAGCCTTAGCGAACTGCATGTCCTCTTCTAGTTGCTTCTTAACTAATTCAATGTCAATCTTTTCATTATCTTGGAAGTCATCGTGTAAATCAAACCACTTGCCCCGTCCAAAGGTCGCTTCTTCAACTTCTGCAACAGAAGACTCTACTGCTTGTTGTAAAGCTGGCGTAATAATACGAGAGCGTTCTGACTTTCTCTCTTGGTCTTCAGATGCCCAGATGCCTCTCCAGAGTCTATAATACTCTTCGTGGTCTAATCTATAGTTAGATTCGTAGTGGTCTCTCCAAGTGTCACACTTCTCCATCACCCATTGATTTAATTCCAGACTATCTAGTTCTTTCATTTGTATCCTTTTAAACTATTTATCAGTAACCTGCTGTGATATCCATTGGTTCGTAGTTGTCTTCTTCAAAGTCATACCCATAAGACACCAGAGCTAACTGGTCTATATAGGCTAAAGAGTCAATCAAGTCATCATGCACTAAAGGGTTAGGGAATTGAAACAGCTCATCTAAAAACTCAATGTTCCATTCCCCTTCCGCTAGCTTGATAGTCCCGTGTTCAAACTTACCCTGTAAGGCAGACACTATCCTATCAGTTTTCTTTCTGTTACCGTGAGTTAACTCTACTACTCTAAAGAACCTACCCTGCTTCTTCATCATATCCGTAAGGGGTGACATCACTGCTTGCCTAGCAATACCCTTCTCTATACCTACAGAGATTGGCTGGTACTTAGCAACAGCACTGAATATCTTATTGACAGTCTCATCAAAAGTCCACCTACCAAAAACAATATCTTCTACGTACCAACCCTCCTCATTTACTTTAACTATCGAGATGGCTGTGTTATCTAACCTTTTATGCTTTGTCTTTGCTTTACCTACTTCTTCAAAACCAGCCAAGTCAATGGCGATGTAGTACTCTCCAATATCAGGGGGCTCCTCCTCAAAGGCTACCCACTCTTCCTTAAATATCTCACTACCCATAGCTTCAAAAGAAGCCATGAACTCTTGTCTAAACGCATAAGAAGACATAGAGCTTTTTGCTAGGTTAATCTCCTCTGGGTCTAGTAGAGGGTTGTCATACGAAGTAAAGTGCCAGCCCTCATACGTTACATCCTCTCCTAAGTCTGCATACTTATACAAGTCATAGAAGTGATTTCTACCCATAGGAGTACCGATAAACAGTGCTTCTCCCTTCTGGTCGGCAAGGGCTGGTCTTAAAATCTGCTCCCAGACTGCAGGCTTCATATCTGCATACTCATCCATCACTAGGAACTTCAAACTAACACCACGCATGGTCTCTGGTCTATCAGCTCCTTTTAGGGAAATAGTAGCACCATTGATTAACGTAATCTGTAAATTGTTAATATGACTGGTCTTTATAACAGGGTGAGCTAACTCTAATAGAGTCTGCCAAATAATATCCCTAGCCTGCCCTTGCGTAGGAGCAACGTAAAATACATTACCCTTACCTGACTGTAGTGCATTAACGATAAGGAGCCAAGCAGCTAGTCTGGACTTACCAGTTCGTCTACCTGCGGCTACCACTTTAAATCTTGTCTTACTAGCCCATACCTCTTCTTGCCAAGGTAGGAGCTTAATGTTTAGGTCTGTGCTACTCAATTAGTTTTTGCTTTCCAGTACTTAATCCAATAGTCTGCTAGCTGTTTACCTTCTAAATCTTGTCCAGTGCCATTTAGGTTAGCCTTAATTTTTGCAGCTCTTGTTTCACTAATATTACCAGATAGAATTTCCTTAAATCCTTTAAGACCTTGTTGGTGTGCGCCATAAATATGAAAGGTATCTTTAGGTAAACTGCCCATACCCTTCATATTATCCTTAGTAAAGTTTACAAACATTTGGTCTTGTTTGTCAGGGGTCATCCAAGCTCTTAGGTCTTCCCCAGGCTTACCAGCATATCCTAAGTCTTTAGCATACGCAAACCCTGTAGACTTTGTCCCTCCAGTCATAAATTGGTACTTACCATAAGCTGAGGACTTTGGATTCTTTATATCGTACCCTACATTACCTGACTCTAGTTTAATGAGGGTTTTTAATGGACCTTCGGGAAGTCCTATTTGCTTGGCTATAGAAGATAATGAAGACTCTTCTGGAGTTGGTGTTGTCTCTTCTGGAGTTACTACTGGAGTTACTACTGGAGTTACTACTGGAGTTACTACTGGAGTCTCTTCTGGCATTTGAAAAGATGAATCTATATCTTCCATACCCTCAAGAGAGGTTGGCATAGGGGAGTTAGTAAACGAAGAGAATACATCGTCATCCTCGATAGAGCTAGCTGATAAGTCTTCGTAGACATCACGAGCATCAGCACCAACTTCTCTAAAGAAACTTGTAGCCCAATCAGCAGCCCCCGATTTGAATTCATCCTCACCACTAAGTTGTTGTTCTTGACTTTCTTGTCCTTGTGGGACTATCGAATAGTCGTATAGGTTAAGGTTAATCTCTTGTCCTACCTGTAATTTAGTAGGGTCATCAATACCGTTAAAGGCAGCTACTTCCTGCCAGTTCTGTCCGAATAAATCAGATAGGGTATCACCCTCTTTAATTCTGTATATGTTTTCTGCTGGCATACTCTATCCTACCACTTTACTTTATCAGACCAGTAAGCAGCAGACATTTTACCTTTAGCTATGTTCTTACCATGTCTAGCCTTAAAGCTTTTCTGTCTAGCTTTCTCAGATTTTGTAGTAGGGCTTGCACCAGCACCAGAAACTCCTTGTTGACCAAATCTAATCAACTTAGTAGTCTCCCCTTCTTTTGCCAATACTGCGTGGGACTTCTTCCCATCTGGAGTTTTCTTAGGTTTGTTATAACCTGCAAAAGTCTCCCCTCTATATTCTATAGTCATTCATCAACCCCACTGTATTTAAAGGACTCAACATCTATTACCTGTTCTTCTTCTTCCTGTACTATTTCCATATTACCATTACTACTACCACCTACACCGCTAATAGTAATATTAACAGAAGGTCTACCACCAGTACCTAAGACATCCTTCTCAAACAGTCCAACAGGTAATATCCTATCAGTGACTATCTTCCAAGCAGCAGCCTGATGTTTGTGGTCATCATCTAGAGCAGCATTAAGTATTGTATCCAATACCTTCCTACTCTTAGGAGAAGCTAACATACGAGCTTTATACTCATTGATGACAGAGTTATCCCCCTTAGGTCTACCGACAATACCAGTACCTTTAGCTGCTTTTTTTAAATCAGCTTTAGGAGGTCTTCCTCTTTTTCTTTTAGCTTTATTCTTTTCTACGTGTAGTCTTGTAGCTTCCTCTTTAGTTACTGGAGGTGTAATGACATCACTGGAGTTATTGTTTTCTGTAACGATAGGAAAGCTACCTCTGCACCATACTAGAAGAATGTTAAGTATGTTAAGGAGAGTATATATATATAAAACTAACTAACTAATCTCTTACTTAACAAAGAAATAAGATTATACCATACCTTTATCCTTTTGTCAAGCTTTATTTTTATTTAGTTTAATATTATCTGAATAACACGTAGTTGCTAGAGGTTTCCTATTAACAACTATGTGGTATTCAAATCTCCTATTTATTCATTACATACATAGTAACTTCAAAACCAAATCTCATTTCTGTTGCTGATGGTGTTGTCCACATGGTAATTCTCCTCTTTTATATATAATATACTGTTACGTTATCTCTTACCCTTGTTGATAAGAACAGTCATTATAACATACACTAGGTACTATGGGAATACTAATAATCCCTAGTTAATAATACGTAATTTACTAGTATTTAATAGTCCTTAGCTAAGTCGTTGTATCGGTTAGGGTTTATGGGAATCCCTAAAAGCTACTATTTTGTATTTAGGTGGGTACTATATATACTGACTAGAAAATTTCCCCCCTCCCCCCCTAACTATATGGTGATGTAGCCTGTTATTCGGTGAGTTTCTTCGGTGCCTCTAGCAGTTTACATAGGGGTGAGGGTTGGGGTGGCTACCTCCATACACATATATACACACCATCCTATACTACTGCCCCAAGTACTTCCTCCACCACTTGAAGAAGTCCTCCCCATAATGTACTTATCGCCCTATGCTATCCTATAGGTGACGAGGAGTTCGTGGCTTGTACCCCCCTTAACGCAAGCCTACTTCTACGGATACATACATAACTATGCATTCTACTTCAGTCTAACTAACTACATATATATAAATGTAAAGATAATGCTTGACATCCCGAATATAGGGGTTTATGGTTATATCTCGTTACTTCACTTATATAAAGGATTACATATCATGACTACTTATACAATCACATACGACACAGAGTTTGGCGAAGCACATTATGAAGGTGACGAAGGCCAACACTACCAAGCATTCATTGCCTCAGCCACAAAGGCTGGCATTAAGATGGGTTTGATTGAACAAGGCGATAGTGTACTTGATTACGACCACGAGGTAGAATCATTCTAAGTGTCAACTGATAAGGCACTCTAACAAGTGTCTTGCTGGATTCACACAACAACACAACAAGGGAATACATTATGACAATCGCACAACGTAAAAGACTTCTTCTAACACACCACGTCACATATAAGATGCAAGATAATTTGCTTATGGCGGTTTGTGTATCATTAGATTCTATCGGTATCAGAAGATTTGAGTGGACTAATGTTACTGATATTAATTTATATCACTGGTTGGGATATTAATCATCTGACTTTGTTGGGCTGATTAAGCCACTACGATAAACTACAATATAGGATTACATTATTATGACTGAATTAAACGCACACCTTACACTTAACGACTTTCGCACCTTATGGGCTAACAGTAGTAGAAAAGACTCATTCAGCTACGAGGCTTTAGAGTTTATTTATGATTATTTAACTGAGTTTGGTTGTGACATAACAGACATTATAGCTATTGATTGTGAGATGGTTGAACAAAGCGCAAAAGATATTGCGATGGATTACAACATAGAAATTCCCGCTGGTGACGACCTAAGAGCCACGGTTATAGAACACTTAGAAGAACAGACAGTAATTGTCGGCATTAGTGACAATACTATTACTTATTATTCTTTTTAGGTAGACTGATAAAGCCTGTTTAAACGGGCTTTGTGGGGCTATTTAAGCCAATATACAATTTACAACACGGAGAATATATCATGGCACTATACAAAGTAGTAAACGAATCAGAAGGTATGAGAATGTTATTATCAGATGAGTATGCTAATTGGACTTACGACCAAGCTCAAGCATTACTTGAATACTATGAGCAATACAGCGAGGACACGGAAGAAGACCTAGAGCTTGACACAACAGTCATCAGAATGGAGTGGGCAGGTTATGCCAGCATTAAAGAAGCCCTTGAAGACCATGGTAGCCCAATCACTTGGGAGGGCTTACAAGAGCAGACAGGTACCATTGAAGGGCTTAATGATGGGTCTGTGTTAGTCCATGAATTCTAAGCATATAAGGAGATATTGAAATGACTGATAAATTTGATAAGCAAAAAGAGTACACAAAGGGATTTGTAGATGGGCATTCGGCTGGGTTTAGCCACTCTGAAGCTGAGTTAACCGCACTACGTTTTGAGAATTTTCACCTAAGACACTCACTAACTGTTGCTCAAAATAAGGTAGTACTAGAAACATTAAAGAAAGGTAATAAGTGATGTTAGATACAATATTTATGATAAGTAACTTTATATTTATGATGATTGGCGCAATGGTGTGCATATTTATATTATTAGTTTGGTTGAATATCCTCAAGGATAATGATAAGATTAATAAAGAATATTTAGACAAGAAGAAAGCTAAGGGGTAATATTATTATGAATTTTGATAGTGTAAAGAACTTGGTTTTAGAAGAGGGCTTGATGGAAACCTATTCCGATTTCTTAGATTCTTATACGCATTCCATCGCGGTTTATGCAGAAAATGCGGAAGGTGTGCCTTTAAGTGAATCTGAATTAGATATTTTAAATGATGAATACCATTACATTGTTGAAGTGTATGCACTAGACAGTGTTTTTGGATACTAAGGAGGGAATAAGATGAATAAAACTATTGTAACAGTATTGTTACTATCGTCATTACCTTTGGGTGTTTGTGCTGGGGGATATAGCTGGGAGAACTCTCCTAACAATTGGGAGAACTCTCCAAATAACTGGGAGAACTCTTCTAACAATTGGGAGAACTCACCTAACAATTGGGAGAACTCTCCAGGTAACTACTTAGATGACCGTACAATACGTGATTCTAATGGGGAGGCTAAGGGCTACGCTGTACCTAAAGCTGATGGTGGTATTAATTTTTATGATAACGATGGTAATCGTACAGGTTACCTACCAAGAAACAGCAGAGGGAGGTAAAGACAATGTTAAACGTAACGCTTATAGTAGTAGATTTTATATTCGTATTAATTGGGGCTGGATTCTGTGTATTTATGTTAGCACTCTGGTTAGACCTACTTAAACAGAATGATAGGATTAACGAAGCAGCAGAAGAGGAGAGGTAACATTATGGTGGATTTATATTTCTTTATGACATTAGCAGTTTCTTTTATAGTGTGGTTAGTGGTATTATATATTTTAATTTGGGGAGATGATGACAATGAATAACTTAGAGATAGACTATACCGATGAAGATTACCAAGATGATATCAATCACCTAGCCTCTGCACAACTAGAAGAGTTTGAACAATGGTTAGACGAGGTAAATAAATATAACGATTTAATTGACTTTGGGGATTTATCATGATACAATCGAAGAATGTTACAGGGATTGAAAAGAACAAAATACAACAATATAAATTAATGTTATTAAGGATAGTTTATATTATATTAGTTTTAGGGGTTGTATTTGTCTTATCGTTTACATTACATACATAGAGGGAGTATAAAATTATGATTAATTCAAGAGTTCTATCTACAGGTTTTAGGACAGTACAAATTGATATTACTACGGAGCCAGACTTTAAAGCTATATTATCTGCCTTACAGAATTTTAAAGAGGTTATGGAGCAAGATGTATCATATACCTTTGCGGAACGTTGTGTTGTTTCAGACTTAGTAAGGGAGTTAGGGTATCAAAGTGCCTAGAGACTTTGATGATGACTTTGATGATTACTATGGGGTTACTATAGAGGAGGAAGACAAACCATACACATCTGTACAAACTAACCAGTTTTCAGGCAGTGATATAATCCACCTTGTCATAGAGTCATTAGTGCAAGATGGTCACACGCATGAGGTATCTTTAAACATAAATGGGGAGGTTGTTGATATGAATGAATTAGTTGTTAATATCAAAACTACTACGGTAATCCAGTGAATAAAGGTACTCCACTACGTAAGACTTCTTGTTCTGAGTGTGGCAGTTCAGATGGTAAGCAGATATTCCAGCAAGATGATGGTAGTTTAGATGCGTTCTGTTTTGCTTGTGAGAGTGTTTTTAATGAGGTAAGTGAGGGGGTAGGTATGGTAGGAGGTAGAAAGTCTGTTACAGAGCCACCACGTGCTTCTGAGGGCTATATTACAGTAGAACAAATAGGTAAGTTACCTAGTGATGGCTTTAGAAGTATTAAAAAGCAGGTTGTAGACCTCTTTAATGTTAAGGTTGGTTACAGTAAAAGTGATGGTAGTACGATTGTTAAGCACTACTATCCTACTACTAAAGAGGGATTAGTAACAGGGTACGAGGAACGTACTGTACTAGATAAGGGTTTTCGTAGTGTAGGTGACAGAAAAGGGGATGTAGAGTTATTTGGTACAGGCCTAGCTAAACGTAATGGTGGTAAGAAGTTATATATTACTGAGGGTGCTTGTGATGCTATGGCTTTATATCAAGCTATTGTTATTCATACAGACCCTAAGTATAAAACATTTAAACCTAGTGTCGTATCTCTAACACGAGGGGTTACCTCAGCAGTTAAGGATATTCTTAACAATAGGGCGTTCGTAGAGTCTTACAATGAAGTTATTTTAGTGTTAGATAATGATGATGCTGGTAAGAAGGCTGTTAAGGATGTTCTAAAGACCTTTCACACCTTCAAGGTGGCAGAGCTACCCCTTAAGGATGCTAACGCTATGCTGGAGGCTGGTAGAACTCAAGAGCTGTATCAAAAAGTCGTGTGGGATAGCCAACCAGTACGACAAGGTGAGGTGTTGGATGTGTTAGACTTCATTGACAAAGCTTTAATTAAACCTGAGATGGGGATTAGTTTTCCGTGGCCTACAGTCACAAAGGCTTGCTTTGGTATCAGACCACATAACATCCACATAGTTGGAGCAGCTCCTAAGATTGGTAAGACAGACCACCAGCATCAGCTAGTAGAACACTTGATTTACAAAGAGAACGCTAAGGTTGGTATGTTTGACCTTGAGAATGCACCAGCTAAGACAGCTAAGAAGCTAGCAGGTAAGCATGATAGGGTTGATTATAGTAGGCCAGATATTGAATATGATATAGAAGACTTACGCAATACGCTAACAGATATGAATGGTAAGGTAAGGTTCTATGACAGGTTAGCTAGCCGTGATTGGAATGATATACGTATAGCCATTGAAGAGATGCACTTGCTTGATGACATAAATATCTTTATCATTGACCCATTGACAGCATTGATTAGTAGGTATGCCAGTAGTGAAGCTAATGATAAACTCAATGAGATTATGACGGACATGGCAGACTTGGTTATGAAGTATCCAATCACAATATTTTGTTACAGTCATGTTAACCCTAAGCCTAAGACCTCTACACCACATGAAGCAGGTGGTAAGGTACTAAGTTCAGAGTTTACAGGTAGTAGAGCGATGGAGAAGTGGGCACATTATGGTCATGGTATTAGTCGAGACAGAACAGAGGATTGTGAACCAGCTCGTAAGAATATGAGTGAGTTCAGGATGCTATTTGATAGAGACTTTGGACAAGGGTACAGTTGTGATGTATACTTTGATGAGAGAACAATTACTTACTTAGAAGTGAAGGGGTACTAAAATGTTAGTGAATCAAGAGGAAAGACTATTAGACTATCTTAAAACCAACGGGAGTGTTAACCCATTGGATGCTTGGAAGGAGTTAGGAATCTATAGATTGAGTGCAGTTATCTTTCTACTACGTGAGAGGGGTTATAATATAGAGACAAAGAGGAATTCAATGCTAAACAAGTTTGAGGAGTTGTGTAACTTTGCAGAGTACGAGCTACAATTGGAGGCTTCATGAACGTAAAGGTAGTAGGTATCACAAAACCTTTGGTTGAGGGTATGGAGACAGCGGCAGAGTTAGTGAGTTACTGTGCAAGAGTGTCCAACCCTGATAATCAAATGAACTTTAAAACAAGTGGAGGGTTGTTAAAGTATTGTATTAAACATAAGCACTTCAGTATCTTTGAGATGGTTAATGTTGTGATGGAGGTTACTACCACTAGAGATATTGGTAGACAGATTCTAAGACACCGTTCATTCTCCTTTCAAGAGTTTAGCCAACGCTATAGTCAAGCCAGCCCAGACCTAGAGTTCAGGGAGATGAGGCTACAAGACACTAAGAACAAGCAGAACAGCATCAAGGGTGAAGATAGTATGGATTTTATAGGTATGCAAAAAGATGTGTGGTCTGTTGCGATAACTGCATACTTATACAGCTTAAACAGTGGAGTAGCTAAGGAGCAAGCAAGGGCTTTACTGCCTGAGGGACTTACAAATACTTCTATGTACATGAATGGCTCACTACGCTCTTGGATTACATACTGTACAGTAAGATGTGGTATTGAAACACAAAAAGAACATAGAGATATAGCTAAGGAGTGTGCTATACTCTTATTTAAGGACTTCCCATTCCTAGAAGAAGTTATGGGTGAAGTACTGCAAGATAACTATTCAGCAGAGGATTGAGTTGTATGGAATGTGTATTTGATATTGAGACAGATGGCCTAAACCCCACAAAGATACATTGTATGGTGATAGATGGTGTAGCTATTACAGATTATCAAGAGATGAGAGACTGCCTAAACAAAGTGTCAACCTTAGTTGGTCACAATATCATACGATATGACATACCTGTATTAGAAAGGTTACTTAATATAACTATCAAGGCTACACTAGTGGACACTCTAGCACTGTCTTGGTACTTATACCCAACTAGAACTAGACATGGGTTAGCACATTATGGGGAGGACTTCGGTATTCCTAAGCCTAATGTTGATGATTGGGAAAACCTACCACTAGAGGAGTATGTGAACCGATGTAAGGAAGATGTGAGGATAAATACCTTACTCTGGAAGTTACAGAAGGGTGACTTAGATGCACTATATGAGGGTAAATACAATGACTTAGTAGAATACCTAACCTTCAAGATGACTTGTGCTAGGGGGCAAGAGGAGGAGAGGTGGAAGTTTAATGAGGTACAGGGGGAGGAGTTACTATCCTTGATGATAGAGAGACAAGACATTGCTAAAGATACATTACATTCTGTCATGCCAGAAGTTCCTAAGTATACTAAGAAAGTTAGACCTAAAGAGCCCTTTAAGATGGATGGTACTTTAAGTGTAGTTGGGGTACGTTGGAAGGAGTTAGCAGAAGAAAGGAATTTAGGGTTTGATTACCAAGGGGAAGTGCAAGTATTCCAGAAGAACTTACCACCTAATGCTAGTAGCTCTAAGCAGATTAAGGATTGGTTGTTCGCTTTAGGATGGGTTCCAGCTACTTTCAAATTTGTAGATGATAGACAGGTACCTCAGATTAAAAACAGTAGTGGTATGTTATGTTCTTCTATTGAGAATATGATTAAAGACCACCCAGAGTTAGCTAGCCTATCAGACTTGGGGGTACTTGGACACCGTATAGCGATTGTCAAGGGGTTCTTAGAGTCAGCTAAGAAGGGTTATGTAGTGGCAGGGATACAAGGTCTAACAAACACCTTAAGATTTAAGCATAAGACTTGTGTTAATATCCCTAGCTTACGTAAACCTTATGGGGAGGAGATTAGAAGTTTACTAACAGTTAGAAAGGATACTAATGAATTAATTGGCAGTGACATGTGTAGTCTTGAGGATAGGACTAAGCAACATTATATGTGGAGTCATGATGCAGAGTATGTAAAAGAGATGATGGTAGAGGGCTTTGACCCACACCTAGACATTGCAGTAGCAGCTAACATGATGACACAAGAGCAAGCTAACCAATACAAAGAGGGAGGTAAGACTGAGGTACTAGATAAGATTAGATACAACGCTAAGACAGCTAACTATGCCTCTACCTATGGTGCTGGTGCAGCTACTATCGCAAGGCAAGCAGGTATGAGTGAGAAGGAGGCTAGGAAATTACACAAAGCTTATTGGGAACGTAATTGGAGTGTTAAGGCTATTGCAGAGGAGAGTATAGTAAAGAGTATTAAGGGTAAGATGTGGTTGTATAACCCAGTGAGTAAGTTTTGGTACTTCTTAAAGGCTGATAAAGATAAGTTCAGCACCCTTAATCAAGGGACAGGTACATTCTTATTTGATATGTGGGTTAAGGAACTAAAGAAAGGTGGTGTTAGAATACTAGGGCAGTTCCACGATGAGGTCATTGCTGAGGTTAAGCAAGGACAACAAGAGAAGGTGAAAGAATACTTTAAGCTAGCTGTACAGGAAGTTAATAATAAGTTCAGCTTGAACAGAGTCTTGGATGTAGATGTACAGTTTGGTAAGAATTATGCAAGTATACATTAGCTTGCTTTATATTATAGAATGTGTTACAATAACAGTTGAGTTAAACAAGGAGAGTTAAGAATGGCTATTAAAAGAACAGGTGCAACAGCAAGTACAGACCAGAACGATATACTACCAGAAGGAGAGTATGAGGGTCGTTTAGTTTATGTAGCAGACTTAGGTATGCAGAAGCGGGAGAAAGATTTTGGTGAGGGTGTACGAGCACCTATCCAACAGTTATCATTAGGTATTGAGATTCTAGGACAGACTCGTACCTATGAAGGAGAGACTAACCCAATGCTTATGTGGACTAATGGCTTCAACATCCTACGTACTCTAACAGAGATGGGTAATGAGCTTAAGCGGTTTAAGGTATTCTCTTCTTCAGCTAAAGAGGGACAGGTAGCAGATTGGGATTCTGTAATTGGTAAGCCTTGTAGTGTTCAAGTTGCTCACCGTGGTGGGTATGCTAACATCAAAGAAATCCTAGCCATCCCAGAGAAGTATCAGAAGGATGTAGCAGAAGGTGGTATTACTGATGGGTGTACTGGTGATGTAGATGATGAGAACAACCCAGCACAGAAGGCTATGTATGGCTTACCTCGCTGGTGTGTAGATAACAACCGAGCTTCTGGTGAAGAGGACACAGCTCCAGACTTCTCCTAATAGGGATTGCGCCTATAGCTCAATCGGATAGAGCACCAGCCTTCTAAGCTGGGGGTTGCAGGTTCGATTCCTGCTGGGCGCACCAAGAAAGGTAAGACTATATGAAGTTATTAATAGACCTAGACCCAATAGTATATAGAGTGGGGTTTGCTACACAACATAAGATGCCAGATGGGGAGATAGAAGCAGAACCCATACGGTACGCACTATCTACTGTTAAAAGATTTATGAATGGGTTATTAAAAGATACTGAAGCAGAGCACTATAAGGGATTCCTTACAGGTAAAAACAACTTTAGGTATATAATAGACTCAGAGTATAAAGCAAACAGGAAGGGGGTTGGTAAACCAGTACACTACCAAGCAATAAGAGATTATCTAGAGAAGAGTTATAACACTGAGATTGTAGATGGTAAGGAAGCTGATGATGCGCTAGCTGAGAACCAAACAAACGAGACAGCAATAGCTACAATAGATAAAGACTTACTGATGGTGGCTGGGAAGCATTACAATTACGTTAAGAAAGAGTGGAAGGAGGTAACAGAAGAAGAAGGCACTAGGTTCTTCTACAAGCAGATGTTGATGGGGGATAAGGTAGATAACATTCCGGGGATTAGAGGTATAGGTCCTAAGACAGCAGACAAGCTACTAGATGAGACTGATAGAAAAGATTGGGATAAGTTAGTAGAAGAGAAGTATGAAGAGTTCTTTGGTGAAGGGTGGTTTAACAGAATGGTACAGAACACTCAGCTCTTGTGGATGATTCAAACAGATACACTAATGCCAATGAACATAGAGGGATATGCTAATGCAAAAGAAGAATAGATATCGAAGTAAGCTGGAGGCTAACCTAGCTCTTACCTTACCAAAAGACTTTACGTATGAGTGTACTACCCTTAAGTATCGTAAGAAAACTAGAAGAGAAATGGTATGTCAATCTTGTGGTGGTGATAACATCTTGCAGTATGCAACGTACCTTACAGACTTCAGGTTGCCTAATGGCATTTACCTAGAAGCAAAGGGTTGGTTCAAACCTAGTGACAGAACAAAGATGGAATCAGTAATTGCTTGTAACCCAGACGTAGATATTAGAATGGTATTCCAAAACGATGGGTGGACTACTAAATTAAAGAAACAGAAGTATAGTGAGTGGTGTATCAAACGTAAGATTAAATATTGTATTGGTAAGATTCCCAAGGAGTGGTTGCTATGAGTGAAGAGAGTTTAATTTGTTATTCTTGTGGAGCAGAGGGGCCTGAGTACGAAGTAGTAGACTATCAAAGGGTCTGTGCTGTTTGTGGAGAACCTGCTGTAATGACAGTAGTAGAGGTTATTGATTTACTAAATGACCTTAGACTAAAAGGGTTGATTAAAGATGCTATCATGGCTGAACATGTTGACGAAGACTACGGAGTTAAAGAGTTAGACTTTGAAGAGGACCAAGGTGAGTTAGAACATTCCTTCAGGGCTTTTGAGAAAGACTTTAAAGATGAGTATGGAGAAGACTATGATTAATCCGATAGCTTTAACTTTAGTAGGCCTTATGACAGTAGTGACAGCTAACGCAGCACCTCAGGAGGTAGTAACTGAGGTAACAAAAGGGGTGTTCATTACTTTAACAACCACCCCATGTACTATGTATGAAGCACCTCCTAATATATTTCTGTTCCAAGCCCATGCTGTAGATGAGAATATTAAGCAAAAGGCAGAGGGTTGTTTTTCAGTGGAGCAAGATGGTAATGTGGTTATTAACTTAGTCAACACGAAGAACAACAATCAGTATGGGTATGTACTACCTATAGATATTTTTAAGGAAGTTGGGTATCTTTAACCCATGACAAATTGACACAGGTTGGAAGGAATAGTAAAATGAATGTTTTAAAAAAAGGTATTTCGGTGTTAGTGTCAATATGTCTATTTACTGGGTTTGTATATACATGTTTTTGGGTGGCTAAGAACTTCAGCTACTATTTTATGTATGATAATTTAGTACAAGAGACTATCATCGAGAATGTAAAAGCGGAATGTTTAATTATAAATAAGGAGTAGTACAATGAAAAGATTATTAATAGCAACAGCACTACTTATAACATCACTAGGTGCATATGCAGTGTGTACTTCTAACACTTTCATCGACCCTAGTGGTAAGGTGGTTATGTGTACCACTTGTTGCTTTGGTGCAAGTTGCACCACCACTTGTTATTAGAAAGGATTAGACTATGAAAATATTTAAAGAGGACTATGATATATCCATCACATCTATAGACAAGGACTCATTTAAAATAAGAGATGAATTACTAAACCGAATCACAGAGAGCATCTTTGATACCAGAGAAAAAGTGTTGAGAGATAAGTTAATTGATATGGGATGGACACCTCCAACAGAAGTTAAATTCAAAGTAGGTGATGCGGTTAGGTCTAGTGAAAATGGCACGGGTATTGTTAAAGAGTATAACGAAAGAGAGCCTTACCCTGTTTGGGTTGTGTTTGACGCTAAATGTGGGGTTAGTTACACAGATGACGGCAGGAGCTACAAAAGCAAAACTATCACTTTAACTAAGGATTAGACTATGAGTAAACGAATTATAGTGATACCAGATACACAGGTTAAGTTGGGTGTACCAATGGACCATCTCAGGTGGGCTGGTGAGTACATAGCAGAGAAGAAGCCTGATTACATTGTACACATCGGAGACCATTGGGATATGCCTAGCCTCTCCTCTTATGACAAAGGCAAAAAGTCTTTTGAGGGTAGACGTTATAAGGATGACATAAGCTCAGGTAATGAAGCAATGGACATACTACTAGCACCTATCAAGAAAGAAATGAAGAGATTGAAGCGAGGTAAGAAGAAGCAGTGGACACCTAGATTAGTATACTGTATGGGTAACCATGAAGAACGTATCAACAGGGCAGTAGAGTATGATGCTATCTTAGAGGATGTTATCGGTTATAAAGATTTAAACTTAAGTGATTGGGAAGTGTATGACTTTCTAGAGCCAGTCATCTTAGAGGGTGTAGCTTTTGCCCACTACTTCACTTCGGGTGTAATGGGTAGACCAGTAGCAAGTGCAAGAGCTTTACTAACTAAGAAGATGATGAGCTGTATTATGGGTCATGTTCAGGATAGAGACATAGCTTTTGGTAAGCGTGGTGATGGTGCTAGATTAACGGGATTGTTTGCAGGTATCTTCTACCAACACGATGAGAACTACTTAGGGTATCAAGGTAACGGTTCTTGGAAAGGAATCTGGACATTGAATGAAGTAGAGAATGGTAGCTTCGATGAGATGCCTATTAGTATTAGATACTTGGAGGATAAGTATGCACGACAGGACTAACAACCCAGACTGGTTCCTAGACAAAGTAAGGAAGACAAAAATGACAGAGAAGACAAAGGAAGTAGTAACTAAGGCTTTTAAAGATATACAAGTAGGTGGTGACCACTATAAGAAGTACACCATCCAACCTTGGGATATTGTAGATGAGTATAAACTAGGGTTCTATGCAGGTAACGCCCTGAAGTACCTACTACGAGATAAAGATAATAAGAAGCAAGACTTAGAGAAAGCAAGACACTATATAGATAAAATGATTGGAGACCTACGTGAGTGAAAGCATGGGTAGATACATTACCACCAATCAATTTATACAACTACAAAATAAAAAGGGAATACACAATGGACAATTCACAAGAGCTCTTATCAAACATTACAGTCTTCAACAAGTACGCAAAGTATGTTGACGGACTTGAGCGTAGAGAGACATGGGCAGAGCTAGTTGACCGTAACCTTGACATGCACGTACGTAAGTACCCAGACTTTGAAGGAGAGATAGTAGCAGCTTACAAGTATGTATACGCCAAACAAATACTACCTTCTATGCGTAGCTTACAATTTGGTGGAAGACCTATTGAGTTGAGCAACAACCGTATGTTCAACTGTGCTTTCTCAGCGGTAGACCATCCTGCTGTGTTTAGTGAGACTATGTTTAATCTACTAGGTGGTAGTGGTGTAGGCTACTCAGTACAGAAGCGTCACACAGAGCAGCTACCAACCATTGTAGGGCCTCTAGAGCGTCAACGTAGGTTCTTAGTGGGGGATTCAATTGAAGGCTGGGCAGATGCCGTTAAAGTGCTAATCAAGGCATACACTAAAGGTAAGAGTGACCCACAGTTTGACTTCCGAGACATTAGACATAAGGGTGCTAGGTTAGTAACAAGTGGTGGTAAAGCTCCTGGACCAGACCCATTACGTATCTGCTTAGATAAGTTACGTAGTGTACTTAATGATGCAGTGGGTAGAAAACTACAACCACTAGAAGTACATGATATGATTTGTCACATTGCAGATGCAGTATTAACTGGTGGTATTCGTAGAGCAGCTTTAATTAGTCTCTTTGACAAAGATGATTTAGACATGCTATCTGCTAAGGCAGGAAATTGGTGGGAGTTAAACCCTCAACGTGGTAGAGCTAACAACTCTGTGGTGTTACACCGAGATGATACCACTGAGGATGAGTGGAAGGATATCTGGAAGAAGGTAGAAGACTCAGGTAGTGGTGAGCCAGGTGTGTTCTGGACTAACAACTATGACATGGGTACAAACCCATGTGCAGAGATTGCACTTAACTCTGACCAATACTGCAACTTAGTTGAGACTGATGTAAGTGACGTGACTACACAAGACGAGTTAAACAGACGAGTGAAAGCCGCTACTTTAATCGGCACACTACAAGCTGGGTACACAGACTTCCACTACCTTCGCTCTGTATGGAAAGAGACAACAGAGAGAGAAGGCCTACTAGGTGTGTCTATGACTGGGATTGGAAGTGGAGCTGTTCTAAAATTAGACCTGAAAGAGTCTGCAGAAATAGCTAAAGAGGAGAACGCACGTGTTGCTAACCTTATTGGTATTAATATCAGTTATCGGATTACTACTGTTAAACCTGCGGGAACTACCTCACTGGTCTTGGGTTCAAGCAGTGGCATACACGCTTGGCATAATGACTATTATATTCGTCGTATGCGTGTTGGTAAGAACGAGCCACTATATGCCTACATGAAGTCTAAAGTACCAGACCTAATTGAAGACTGTGTTCATAAGCCTCACCTAGAAGCAGTCATGAGCTTCCCACAGAAAGCACCTAAAGGGGCTATGTTAAGGACTGAGAGCTACAAAGACTTACTAGAACGAGTACGGAGATTTAATCAGGAGTGGGTTGGCAATGGTCATAACAAAGGGGATAACCAACACAATGTAAGTTGTACTATCTCATTGAAAGATGATGAGTGGGAAGAGTGTGGACAATGGATGTGGGATAACCGAGAAGAGTATACAGGTATTTCTGTACTACCATACAACGGGGGAACATATCAGCAAGCACCCTTCACAGATTGTACAGAGGATGAGTACCTAGAGATGTATCAACAGTTAGCTAAGATTGACTTAACCGAGGTAGTAGAAGTTGAGGATAATACAGAAGCTAAAGATAACCTTGCATGTAGTGGTGGTTCTTGTGAAATTTAATCGAAAGGAATAGATAATGAAATATCACGGTGCGTCATGGAGTTGGATATCAGGGATGGGGTTGGGGGTTGAGTTTCCACCCAATCCTTCAACAGACATTTCATTCATTATGACATTAGACCTCATCATTGTGAGGGTAGTATATTATGTATTTAAAATAGAATAGAGAAGGGGGGCTTAATTGCCCCCTTTTTCTTCTCTTCTTTTATTTGTAGTTACCCTTACTGTTGTAACCCATCTCTCTCATTTTAATCATAACAGCTTTAGTTACAATCCCTTTCTTAAAGAGTTCGTTCAGTTCCTTTGGATTGTTTCCTATTGTCTTAATAGCATACTCAGCTCTCTCTTCAAGAGACAACCCCTTGACTACAGCATCATAAGCAGAGACCCCTCTCACTTTAGCTTTCCTATTAGCCACGTATCTATTCTTTAAAGCTTTAGCTAGGTTCGCATCTGTCTTAAAGACTTCCCCCACTTTCTTACTAAACTCTTTAGGTGTAGCAGTGTCTAACCCTAACTCAGTAAAGATGTCAGCAGTAGTTGGTTCTTTGTCAGGGGCAGGGATATTGATTCTACCTTCTAACAAACTTAAGATATCAGAACCTTTTGTACCAGCTTCTTTTAATACACTGATGATTCTATCTTGGTCATAGCCTAGCTTCCTCATACTACTTATATTCTCTAATACATTTTTCATGTTGGCAGTATAGTCAACTGAAGCTGCTTCGTATGCTATAGCCATTGCTTGTGGGCTATCCTCTGCCTTGTTCCTCATAGAGTTATAAGCACCAAAAGAATCTCTACCAGCAAAGATGTTAGACCTAACAGTTTGTACTGAACGCTCTTCAATATCAAACTTATTATTTCTAATACCTACTAGCCTTAAAGCCATCTCTTCTCTAGTAAACTCTGGGTCTAAGCCCCTCTCAAACTCCCTAAATACTCCAGGCTCAAGTAGTTTATAGAGGACATGAGCGACTCTCTTACGAGTATTCACTACCTTGTCTGGGGAGTTAGAGATAGTTCTACCATACTCATCCCTGTTTGCTAGACCGTCAGCGACTTCTCTGAATACAAAGGAACCCTCACCTACAAAGTACTCAGACAAACCATTTGCTATATCAGTTGCTGGGTCATCCCCTAAGCCAGCATTAACAAGGTCTGCTATCATAGCATGGGGAGATAGGTAGGATAAGTTCATGTACTCTCCAGACTCACCATCCTCACTCATTTTAAAACTAAGAGATTTATTTTTATCCCAAGGAGCTACGACAAGATTGTTTAGTACTTTCTCCTTGTCTTCAGTGACCCCCTCCTTCTCATTGTACGCTCTTCTGCCAGCTTCTGTTGCACCTACTACTGTAGCTAGAGAAGCAAGACGTTTAGCTCCCTCTAGTTTCATAGCAGCAATGTTAGGCTTGTTTGTAATACCTAACTCTGTCCCAAACGTACCCGTCATCATCTGCTTTGCTACCTTTACTTGGTTTGTAATATTTCTAGCAAACTCTAAAGTAAAAGAAGCAAACTGTGGCATAAAGCCTATACGAGAAAGGGTCTTAGCTGTATCATTTAGCCTAGCGTAGTTCTGGAAGGTATCATTTGTTAGGTCAGCAGCTCTTTGTTTAATACCTTCACTATCCATATCAGGGAACAGCTTGCCTACTACTGCCCTATTATGAACCCACACTTGGTATCTAGCAGCAGTATCCGTAGCAGAGTAGACTTTACCTACAGGTGCGAGCTTCTCTCCAATAGCTGTAGAGATTTTACCTGCATCTAGTGTATCCCTAACATCAGAGACTAAGATATTAGCATTAGAAATACCAAACCTTTCCATGTCTCTCATGTCAGTAAGGATAGCTTTCCTAGCTTTTGGGCTAGCCCCACTCGCTAAGTCTTCTACTATATTAAACTCAGACAAAGCAAGTTTAAGACCCTTGAAGTAAGCCCTGCTAGGGACAACACCCATACCTAACATAGTAGCCATACCACCATACGCATTGACTGCGTAAGAGGAAGGGTTAAATAGAACCTTAGTAGCCTTAGCAACACCAGTACCAGCAAACCAAAAGTCCTGTATACCTTCTAAGAGGTCATTAGCAGGTTTCTGTTCTTTAGCAAGGTAGTCCTTAATTAAAGATTTGTTAATAGCAGGTGGTACATGTAGTCCTGTATCTAAGTTACCACGTACTAGTAAAGGTATCCAATGAGCTGGTGCACCCTTCTCAGCGGTAGCTAATCCTGCTTTCTGTAGGGTCTTAGCAATGGCAATATCCCCAGCATTCCTCTCAACAATTCTAGATAGGGATTCTAGTGTCCCCCTAATCCTTTCTCCTGGCTCTGTAATCTCTCCAAGGAACTCTCTCTCTGCAGGCCCAACATCTCCCCGTTTTCTGAAGACACCCTCTAAGGCTTTGCCCCTACTATCACCACTTACAGACCTAGCAAAAGCACTACTATCTAGTAAGCTCTGTACTTTCTCCTCTGCTGCTTCTGTACTACCTTCTTTTACTGCAATCTCTTTAACTGCAGCAGCTCTCTGTTTTGCATTAGGCTCATATTTACTATCCGTAAACATCTTATACTCTCTAGTGTTGTAGCTTTTATCTCTGTAACTTCTTTGGACTACCTCACTTAATTCCTTTGTCTCCTGTGCAGTCATCTTTAAAAAACTATTCTCATCTAGTTGGTCTATCAAAGAGAGTTGAGATTCAGACCTCAGCTTGTCATAAAACTTCAAGTCTGTTTCTACTAGAGTCCCTTTTAAAGCCTTGTCCATAATACCTGTATCTAAAAACTTATCTACGCTTGGAGATATACTTGGATTCTTTTGTATAGCTTCTGAGATACTTCTTTCTAACCTAGACCCAACAGCTATATTACCTTTAGTAAGGTTTGAGTGTTTGATAATTAAATTTTGTACTTCTTTACCAAGAGTGATAGAAGGAGTCCAACTAGCAAATGTTTTTTGAAACCAATTCAATCCGCCTGATTCTTTCTTTAAGAGCTCTTCAACCTCAGCAACTTCCTTAGCCTCACTAGCCAATACTGTTTTCTTAGCTACATCTCCTACAGGTATGTCAGTTAATTCTGCTAGTTCCTGTCGAGTAATAGCTCCCTTCGTGACTAACTCATCAATCTCTGCAGGTGTCTTACCCTCAATCTTTTTAGCAGCCTTAGAGGAAAACCAACCACTAACATTCTTAGCAATCTTAGGAGAGACAGCACCTAACGCTCCACCAAATGCAGTACCAGCTAGGCCACCTGTGAGTAGCTCTTCAGGGGTGGGCATCCTACCCTCATCTATCGTAGCACGAGCTGTTGTATCACTGACACCAATAGCAGCACCCTTAAGTGCTTGGTCTTTAGCAGAGGCAGCTATTAGCTGTTTAGTTATGACAGTACCCTTAGCTATGCCCTGTAGAGCCTTGCTAGCAGGTATTAAGTTAGCAGCACCTGCTACTAAGGCCCTACCCCAAGAAATGTCTTCAGCCCCCTCTATCTCTTGTGCTGCGATGTTACCTGCAACACCACCAGCAAAGGCAATAGGGAGGTATCCAATCCCAGTAGCAGCTCCTGCAACTTGTGCACCTGCACCAATAGCAACTTCAGCAGCTAGGCCTTTAGCTATGTCCCCACCAGAGGGACCTGCTGCTTCCGTAGGGGGAGTGTATGCCGTGCCTTGAGGTAACTCATCCACAAAGGATAAGAACTCTTTAGAGTCCCCATCAAAGGTGGCTATCTTTCCATCGTCTTGCTTCTGATACAAAGTTGTCATAGTGTGTGTGTGTTACCTTATTTATTTGAATACAGGACGGTTGCTGTTGCCAAGAGATTCCCTATACAACTGCCAGAGCTGTTTGTCTTTTTCTACTGCAGTGCCTCTAACTGAGCTAACTCTAAAAGGGTCACCAGGTCTTGACTTATTAAGCCACGCATCTCTCTCTACCCTAGTTGGTTCTGCAGGAGGTGTTGTAATACCACTAGTGAATACGTCAGTACCCTCTACCTGCTGAGGGATTGTAGGGTCTTGGTTAAATGTACCTGGACCTGTTGTTAGCACACTTTCAGGAGGAGCTACAACTTCTTCTTCAGCCACGAGACTACCACCTCCTTGTACTCTATCATAGTTTTGTAAGGACTGAGCTTCCATCTCTGGGTCATACATCCCTGTTAACGGATTTGTAGAGTTCCTAAGCCCAAACATACCTCTAGTTATACGAGCTTCCTCATCTATATCAGCTAAGTTTTTTGCCTCACCTGCCCTAGCTGCTGCCATTTCTGGGGACTCCCCTTTATACTTCTCTGCCAGCTTCTGCCCTAAGATAGTAGCTAGTGTATCCACTGCGTAGTTTTGACCTGCATATTCATTACCAGAAGCAAGACTTCGTTGGTAAGAGTCCTGCAGTAAGGAGTATTGTCTATTTCTTGACTCTCTTTGTGCTCTAAGTATATCTTGTACTGTTTGTCTAGCCATCTAAAATTCTCCTAAACTTATCATTATCATCATCTCGCCAGCGTCCTCATCATACTTCCCCCACTCATACCAGTAGAACTAAGTGCTGGAGTAGCTGCTAGAGACGCACCCCCTGTCATATAGGCACTACCTAATGTAGCAGCAGCCCCTAAGAGACCACCCTTACCACTCTGTCTCTGTGGGGTAGCTTGAGCTAGTTGTGCACCTGCCATAGCAGAGTTTGATAAAGCTCCAGACCTAGCTTGCTCGATAGAGAGACCTTGGTTAATCAGATTCATTTCTAGTTCTGAGATACCAGCACC